TTCAACTCAATCTTTAAAGTGTTTGAATCAAGAACAAAGATTCATATTGAAAACTACGGTTCAGACAATCATTTAAGATTAACGGGTAAACATGAAACACAATCAATTGATAAATTTAGTTGGGGTGTATCAGATAGAGGAGCGTCCATTAGAGTTCCAAAGGTAGTTGGTAATACTTGGAAAGGATATCTTGAAGACAGAAGACCAGCATCCAATGCAAACCCATATTGTATTCTTAATGTTATTTGTGAGTCATTAGAACTTGCAAAAGACCTTGATGAAACACTTCATATGATGTATAATGATGTTGACACCAGTAAATTAAGTGAGAAGTATAGTGCGTTATCTAACGATGAATTATTAAAAGAGTATAGAGAAGAGTAATATGGAAGAATGTGTATGTGGTGGTAATGGACCTTGTCAGTGTCCTACACCAAAAATAGAACAAGTTAATCACCCACAACATTACGGAGGTGAGGATAATATCTACGAGGCAATTAAAGTAATTGATGCTTGGGGTTTAGGATTTAGTTTAGGGAATACGGTTAAGTACATCTCAAGAGCAGGAAAAAAAGAATCAGATAAAGAACTACAAGACCTTAAGAAAGCTTTGTGGTATCTACAACATCACATTGAAACTTTAGAGAAAAAATGAAATGGAATTGTAATGAATGGCAAGGAAGAACGGAGCAACAAGTAAGAGATAATTATAAAATTACTTTTTGGTCATTAACTTTAATTATTGCAACAATAATAGCAATGTCACTACTTTATGGATGCTCGAGTAGTAAAAATATTGATTGTGATGCATATTCAAAAATTGAAAATTAAATGATATATTGGTTAACAGGTCAACCTGGTTCAGGTAAAACAACATTGGCTAAAGAATTACTTTCAGAGATTATTGATTATAAAAAAGAATCATGTTTTCATGTTGATGGTGATGATATTAGAGATTTGTTTGAGAATAAAGATTATTCAGAACAAGGTAGAAGAAAAAATATTGAGCTAGCTCAACAACTTGCACAATACCTACATAGTAAAGGTCAAAATGTTGTAGTTTCGTTAGTGTCACCGTATAAAGACCAAAGGGATAAGTTCAAACAAAAAATGGGTGATGACATTACCGAAATTTTTGTTTATACTTCTGAAGTAAGAGGTAGAGAACAATTCTTTGTTGAGAATTATGAGCAACCAACAGAAAATTATATTGACATGTGCACTGATAACATCACAGTTGCCGAATGTTCTGAAAAAATATTTGAATTAGAAGAATATGAAAAAAATACACGTAGAAGGAGACCCAAAACTTAAGGAGTCAAAAGGTAAAACTTACTCAATGTTCATTGGAAGATGGCAACCTTTTCATGATGGTCATAAGTGGGTTCTTAATGAAATGTTAAGCGAAGGTAAAAATGTTTTAATTTGTATCAGAGACATTGAACCTGATGAGAATAACCCATTTACCGCTAAAGAAGTGGAGAATAACCTTAATGGACAGTTACTTGATTTGATTCAAGAAGGTAGAGTTAAAGTAATGATAATACCAAATATTGAATCTGTTAATTTTGGTAGAGGTGTTGGATATGATATCATTGAACATATCCCACCAACAGAAGTTGGTGATATATCCGCAACAAAAATTAGAGAAGAATTAAAAAAAGAGGGAAAAATATAATGTTAGAGACAGGAAAAATAATTAACGGGGATTGTATAGACGAGATGTCTAAACTACCTGAATCATCAGTTGACTTAATTGTCACTAGCCCACCATATAATGTTGGGATTGATTATGATACTCATATTGATACAATGAGTATGGAAGAATATTGGGAGTTTACTAAAAAATGGCTGACAGAATCTTTTAAAGTATTAAAAGATGATGGTAGAATTGCCGTAAACATTCCTTATGAAGTTAATGTTCAAGACAGAGGTGGGAGAGTTTTATTTATGTCTGAGTTTTGGTCAGTTATGAAAGAGATTGGCTTTAAATTTTATGGTCTTGTTGACCTTGATGAAAACTCACCACATAGAAGTAAGACCACCGCTTGGGGTTCATGGATGTCACCAAGTAGTCCATACATTTACAATCCTAAAGAGTGTGTAATCTTAGCCTATAAGAAAGACCGTATTAAAAAAATTAAGGGAGAACCTCAATGGAAAGCAGACATGGTTGATATGGAACAAGAAGACGGTACGGTGAAAACAAAGGCAGTATATCAAGATGAAGATAAGAAAGAGTTCATGTCATTAGTTTACGGTCAGTGGGAATATTTTGCAGATACTAAACAACAAACTAAAGCAACATTCTCAATGGATATTCCAATGAAAGCAATTAAGATTTTAACATATAAGAATGATATTGTTCTTGACCCATTTGCTGGTAGTGGCACTAGTTTATGTGCTGCTGAGATTAGTGGAAGACGATGGATTGGAATTGAGTTAAGTGAAAACTACACAAAAGTTGCAATAGACAGAGTACAACATTTTGTTGACCGAAATAAACAAATTGAAATAGAATTTAAATAAAAGGGTTTAACGACCCTTTTTTTTGTTTTATTGATATTTATAAATAAAAAACTTAGATGTCGGAAATCATAATAACTGAAAGACAACTTGCTATAATAACAAAGGAAGAACTTTCAACCAATCCTAAATTGGTGAAAGAATCTGAATGGTATAATACTGTCGGTGATATCGTAGGTATTGTCGACCCTACAGGAATAGTTGATATAGTTAACGGTATTTCATATTTTACTCAAGGAGACCATTTATTTGGGTTATTAAGTATAGTTTCAGCAATACCTTATGCTGGTGATGTGGTTGCAAAACCTGTTATGGGTGCATTAAAGATTGGTAGTACTGCAACAAAAGAATTAAATGTTGCGATGAAGTTAGCTAAACTTGGTAAAACCACTGAAGCTAGTGCAAGTTTAGCAAAATTAGCTAAAGAGCCAGGTGTTGTAGGTAAATTTTTACAAAGTGCTAAATCATGGGCACCAAAAGTTGCGTCTAAAATAGAACAAGTTCCTGCAGGTCCACTTAAAGGTTTTAAGAATACAATATTAGATTATTTAAAATTATTAGAAAACGCTGGAGCTAAAAGTGCTAAATTCCAAAAAAGTGCTGGTAACTTAGCTAAGTACATAGGACATGCGGCAAAACCTGCCGAGAATATCAAAGCATTACAATCACTACTAAAAGACGAAAAATTATTTAAAGGACTAACAAAAAAAGGACCTTTAACTAATATTTTTATAGGTGGTGCACCAAGATTATTTGGGGACAGAAGAATGAGAATTTTAATGAGACAAACTAAATGGTGGTTAGGTTTCTTAGATTATATTGGTGTTGCTAATTTTGTTGGGCCTGATGAGTTGGCGGCTAAAATGGGTGAGGAAGGTGTTAGACAAAAAATGGAAGAGTATAACAAAACACCTCAAGCAAGACAAAACGCTACTGAAGATTTTGGTAACCAAAGTACTACCCAACAACAAAGTAATTCTCAATCACAAACTAATACACAGTCATCAAGCGGTACTGACCCAATTCAAGGAATGATGCAAAACATATTTGGTGGACAATTAAAAAACGCTGCGTTAATGGCTTTATAAAATATTTATTAAAATTAAAATAATGGCAAAGAAAATTATAAAACTAACTGAAAACGATTTAAAAAATATTGTTAAACGAGTTATGTTAGAACAAAACAATTGGTGGGAACAGAAATCTATTTCTGAACAAATGAAAACAGTAAAACCTGAGATGGGTGGTAAATATTGTTTTAGTGACGCTAAACGTAAACAAATAGAATCACCAATTAAACAAGGGGGATTAAATGACCATTCATATGTTGTTTATAAAGTTAAAAAAGGAGATACTGTTGACGGTATTGCTAACAGAGGTAATTCAAGATATAATTTAGAAAAATCTAATGACTTATGTCCTGAAATTAAAAAAGATATGATTAAAGCGGGAGATGTAGTAATATACAGTTTAGCACCAAGTCAATAATTTTTAAATGAGAAGATTAATCAAAGAAACAGGAATAAGAGATATTTCCGCTTTAAGAAAAAGATATAAAAAAGCTGAAATATATTTCCACCAAGATTTGGATGGAGTGACGACTGCAATCGCAATGAAAAAATACCTTGAAGACAATGGTATTGATGTAGTAGGTGCTCACATAATTCAATACGGTGACAAAGAATTCTCAGTTAAGAAGGGTGATGCAGAAGGAGATGTAATGCCAGTTCTTGTAGACTTTGCTCACGGTAAGCCAATGTTTGTTATTCATACAGACCACCACGACAAACAAGTAGGTGTTGAAAAAGGTACTTCAAAACAATTTAGAGGTGCTCGTTCAAATGTTGAAACTATATCTCAAGTAGTTTCCCCAAAAGATTTATTTCCATCTTCAGATGTGTTACTGATTAATACTGTGGATTCTGCGGATTATGCTAAACACGATATCTCTCCTGACGAAGTTGTGAATTACATTTACAGACTAGATAAAGAAAAACCACTCCAAAAAAACAAAATGTTATTAGGATTGGTTATTAATAAATTATTATTAGCGTTTAAAAATAAACCAGGCTTCTTAGAAGGATTGGTTATGAATTCTGAACCATCATTGATGTCAATATTAACAAACATTAAAGAATGGATGAAAAGAACAAACGCTGCAAAACCTGAAGAACTACAAAAAAATGCAGAAGATTATAAAGAAAAAATGAAGGACTTTCCAAGAGTCAGCGACAGTATTATCTTCCAATATGGTGGAGGTAGCATGTTTAAGCCTGGGTCTTATGACAGGTATACCCCATTCAGAAATAATCCTGAGGCAGACTTTCTCATCATGGCATGGCCAATGGGTTTGGTTCAAGCGTCATGTAATCCATTCAAGAAAGAAAGAGAATTAAAGGGTGTTAACTTAGGTGAGATTGCTCAAGAAGTGTTAGCAAAATGGGAAGGTGGATTAAAAGAAAGAAGTATTCCATTATCAACAATCAAATGGGTAAGTGAAACTTCAGCAACACCTGAGAGTGTTGGGTTCACATTTAAAGATTTTGATGCTTTATATGGTGGTAAGTTCATGTATATGGATGGTGGTGAGAAAGCCCTTAATAAAGTTGAAGAGTTAATGGAAAAACCATTTAAAGATTTAACTGAGTCAGAAATGGCGTTACTTGATAAGATAGGTGTAAATGCTTGGGAATTGATTCAATCTAATTCAGGAGGACACAAATGTATCACAAACATATCAGGTTTAAATTATTTAGGTAGAGGTAAAAGACCACCTCAAGGACAGTATAGATATGATTCTGAAAAAGATGATTCACCATCTGTTAAGTTTACCAAGATGATTGCACATGAGTTTGAGAAAAAATTAAAAGAAAAGATTGATGAATCAAAATAAGTATTCAACAGTATCGCCAGGTTCAATACCTAATCTTTCACAGGTATTACCTCTAACTTCCAGTACAATATTTCCGTTACCACAGTAACTTCCACATTCACTTCCATGACATGGAGGACAGTTGTGGTGTATGTTGACAATCACATTATTTCTAATTATAATTATATCTAATGGGATGATACAGTTTTTCATCCAAAAACATTGTTTGTCTCCACCCATTAAAAATAAAAGACCGTTAAAAGATTTATCAAACTTTTTTCCCATCATACCAATAGATTGAGATTTTCTATCTATCAGGGTTTTGACTTTGAAAACATTTTGATTTATTTTTACTCTCATAATTATAAATACTATGGAAACAAAAAGATACGTTGGTGTTATCGTAAAAAAGAATGATAAGTTCCTTATCTGTAAAAGGAACAATCCAGGATTGTTACCAGGATATTGGTCAATACCTGCAGGTAAGATAGAAGAAAATGAAGAGCCACAAACAGGAGCTCGAAGAGAGTTCTTTGAAGAAACTGCATTAAGTTTAAATAATGAAGAGTTAAAGTTTGTTGGGTTGATTCCAAGATATACTAGAGATGGTAAGAAGGCGAAAGGGTTGATGTATACCTATATGATAGAAACAGACAAACCTTTCATCCCTGATTTAGATGAAGCTATTGATGGTGAAGAACACACAGAATGTGGTTATTTTACTGCCGAAGAGATAAAAAACATGAGAATTGATGTATTTCTGATGAAATTACTTGAAATTTTATCAAATAAGTTTGACTTTTCAACAATATAGCATATATTTATAATCTCCTGTCCTATACGGACGAACACCCCAAAAAAAGTTTTATAAAAGTTTGACGAAATGAGAATTTTGTTTTATCTTTGTAAAACAAACGAGATGAGAATCTCAAAAAATTAGTCCTACATTGTTTGTTTATTTGAGAAAATAGTTTTAACTTTGTAGGACTTTATTTTTAAAGTTCTTTAACATAAGATATATCGTGAGGTAGTAGCAGTGGTAGCTCGCAAGGCTCATAACCTTGAGGTCGGGGGTTCGAATCCCTCCCTCGCAACTAAAAACAATAAATCGTGGGTTAGACTGGAGGTGGTTCCAGCTTGGTCTCATAAGCCAAAGACGGAGGTTCGAGTCCTTCACCCGCAACGAATCGGAGTACGATAAGACGACATAAGAGGAGTACTTAACCCATAAGCTTTGAAGAAAAGTTATAAGGTTTCCAGTGAAGCGTCTTTTTTAAAGAAAAGATTTGACAAATTGAAAAGTTTGTTTTATCTTTGTAGACCAATCGGGTAATACTGATTGGTTGTTTGACAAACAGATGAATTAGCCCGTCCAACTAAGAGTAGGGGGTCAACAAAATAGTCGGATGACGCTATTGAGGAAGAATGAATTCATTTAAGTTATCCTGTTAAAAAAAAAGTTTTATAAAAGTTTGGTTGTTTCCAAAAACATTCTTACCTTTGTAAAACAATTCAAGAGAAGGTTGACCATAGGTCGTAAAATCGAGGTTCCCTTGTCTTGAATTAAATTAGAAGTTCTTTGAATTAAAGATATTATCCGTTCAGGATGTTTGATGATGAGACCCTTGGGTTGATTTTGAGTAACAAACTGATAAAGATATTGGGCGGTCTATAGTCCATAAAATAAACTGTGAAAGCAGTATAAAGTGACTCATCTTGATTGAAGTGAGTTGCGGCTTCCAACGGGGAGCTCGAGTAGACAAGCGAGATATCATTAGACCTTTAGTACCGAGGGTGACACTGTAGGGAAACTGGTTTGATGACCAAGCGATGTGGGTCGTTTGGTTGAGGAGGGAACTCCAATAAGAATAACTCGTAGAATTGTTGCAAGACATACAGTCATCCAACTGTACAATTGCGGAATTCAATATGAAAGTATACTTAAAACCGAAAGGTAAGAGTTCGTACAGGTGGTGCTGTTGTTCTCCTTACTCTTCACCTACCAAGGTAGGAGTTATGAAGTAAACTTGAAATATGGAGGTCGGGAGACTTCAAGGTGTAGTTCAGTATCGTCTCGTTCAAAAGATGGGATGGCTGGTTTGACGGACCGCTACATCTAACATCCACAAATCGCAACCTTAATTTTCAATATGGTGAAAACTTAAAGAAACAAAGGAAAAGTGTTCGTCAGTCGTAGTAGACAGGTCACTACTTAGTCATGAGTTGTTCATGGCCGTAAAGGGTCCCAAGCCCAATACGATTGTTTTGAAAGTTCTCTAGTCCCGCAAGGATTAATTGGGGTGGCAACCTCGAAGAGTGATAAGTAAGAATAGAGTAAACTACGACTTAAGGATTGGTTAATCTAATTGACCGTGACTGAGAGGTACTTCTCAAAAGGAAGTGGAAATCGGAGGAAAAAATAATCTCCTGTAAAGGCTCTCAAATGAAGGTGTATTCTCAACCTGAATGCCAACTAACCCCGTCAGTTTACTGATGGGGTTTTTTATTTTTGGTAGTATTAGAAAAAAGTTGTATCTTTGTTGTTCAACAAACCCAAAATATATGTTTGACAAATTTATTGACCTTTTTGTGACTTTTATTCATGACATTCTTCCGTTCAAAATTGTGGACCAATGGGAAGAAGGGGTTCATTTAACAACTGGTAAGTTCAAAAGAATTGTGAAACCTGGATTAAATTTCAAGATTCCATTCTTTGACCAAATTATTACTACACCTGTTATTACTCAAACGGTAAACTTGAAACCACAAACGGTTACATCTTTTGATGATAAGTCGATTGTATTGACTAGTATTGTTAGGTATCATATTCATGATGTTGAGAAGTTTTTATTAGGTGTAATGCATGCTAATGACGTACTCGTAGATACGACTCAAGGAGTTATTAGAGATATGGTTGAAAATACTATGTGGGAAGAATTGGTTGACTTAGGATTAATAGTTATGCCAGAAGTTAATGAACAAGTTTCTAAATGGGGTATTACGATAGAACAGATTAGTTTCCCTGATTTAGGTGAAATAAAGACATATCGTATTATGTCTGATGGTACTGATAAGTCTGCAGGACATATGTTCTTGGACTAATGTAAAGGGGGATAATTCCCCCTTTATTTTTTTATGAATATTTCTTATTTTTATTAAATGACGGTAATTTGGGTAGCTAACGAAGTTAAGAAAAATGGTAAGTTCATTCAGACAAAGGCTGAAGTCCTATGTACCGCGTCTTGTTTATTGTTTATTAAACATTTTTATCCTGAATGGAAAACCATATTCTTTGTTGATAGAATCACTAAAGAATATTATAACCAATTCGGTATATTAGAATTGTTTGATGAGGTTAATGACACATTATTAGAAGAACCAAGTGAAATTAATACTGACGTATTTTGGGCCGCAGGTAAAATAAGAGCTCAAAGATTTGTTGAAGGTCCAACATTAACCATAGACCTTGACTTTAGATTCTATACTAATCTAACAGAGTTGGGATTTTTTGACGCTGATGTATCTGGTTTATGGTTAGAACAAACCGAGGGTAAATATTACTATATCTCACCCGAAGATGCTTTATCTAATACAGGTATGTTTAGCGATTACGAATGGGATAATCGAGCACTTAATGTCTCAATATTATTTTTGAAAAATAATGAATTTAAGAATTTATATTGCGATTGGGTTTTGGAATACATGAAAAGAGTTAGTTATAACTTTAAGGGGTGCGAAATACATTTAAATGACATTTATATTTTATTTGCAGAACAATACATGTTAAATCAATTGATTAGACAGAATAAACAAAAAGTTAAAGTTTTAATAAATAATTATGAAAACAAAAAACTACCTGATTATGTCAAAGGAACTAAGGTAGAATATTTAAACGCTGGAGAATTCTTTTATCACTATGGTACAGATAAACAAGACATGAGAGATAGAAATGAAAAGTATTATAGAGAGATAAATCATTCACACTATATTACAAATAAAAGTATCACCAACGAAAAACATTTAGAGATGTTTAATAAAATTTATAATATAGATGAAAATGAAGGGTGTTTTTGTTAATTGGACCAAACCGTTTACTGAGAGAAAAAGGTTAAGAGGACATGGTTTTAAGATTCATCGTGATTATGAATCAAATGAATATACCACACCTGACCAAGATTTGTTATATACTATAATGTCCGTTGGTTATTGGAAGAAATTTAATGGTCCAACTAAATTATATACTGATAAAGTTGGGTTTGATTATTACCGAAAAAATAATATGTTGAAACTTTGGGATGAGATTGACGTATTAAAATTGGAAAAATATGATAAAGTTGATGCTGGTCAATTTTGGACTTCAGGTAAATCATATTGTATTGGTATTGAAGAAACACCATTTTGTTTTATGGATTTAGATTTCATGGTTAGGCAAAAATTACCTGATTGGGTTTTTAATTCTGATATTACTATTCCCTACTGGGAAATTCCAAGAGGATACTATTTTCCAACAAAAGAACAATATGATGAGGTTAAACATTGGAAACCATCTGAAGATTATTCTTATAGCATGATGGTACCAATACTTCATTTTTATATATAAACAATAAAGAAGTTCAATCTGATTATTTAAAAAGCCACGTTGACTCAGTTAATACTAAAGATGAGGTTCCTGAATGGTTTTGGTTAGTAAGTGACCAAGGGTTATTTGGACAGTCATTACGAAAAATTGGGGTTAATCCCGAAACTTTAACTGATAAAATATTTGTTTCTGAATTTGAGTTGGGAGGTAACCCTGTTGGAGAAACTCCAATGTTTGTGTACCCACTAAAAAATGACCCATCAAAAGATAAAATAAATTGGTGGCATATATGGTTTAGAAAAATTAACTATGGATATGATGAAGAGTTAAGATTTCAAGACTGTAAAGATTTTTACAAAGAGATATCTGACTTTTTACCTGAATTTAGGTATGTGTTAAATAACCCAAGACTAGAGAAATATTCTTAAATAAGTTTTGTAAATCAAATATTTTAGTTATCTTTGTATTCTAAACAACAATGGATATGAACATGGCATCACACAACATCAAGATTCAACACGAAACTTTCGGAGTATTGTTAAACGAGACATTCGTAAATGCAACCCAATTCAAGTTATTCTTGAAAATGGTACAAGGTTGTATTGAATTGAAAAATGACTTAACATTCTTCAACGGTGTGGAGTTCTTTGTTCATATCCCTTACAAACATTTAGTTAATTCAATTATCACGACAAACGTGGACGCTTATACATTGGCAGAGCATTTAGTTGCCAAATCTAAAATGGAGGCATTAGAAACAAAATGAGTAGAACGTTAGAAAAGTTACTTAAGGTTGCTCTTGGGATTGGTGTAATATACGCAGCTTACAAGGTTGGGGAAAGTATGGAAAAAGATAAGGATAAGAATCTGGTAGATTCTGTTAAATCTGAATTGGATTCTGAGATTGAGTTTGTTGTTGGTTTGATTAAAGATTATAAAGACAAACCTAATAAGACAAAAAAGGACCGAGATAATTTGGATTTATTGAATATCAAATTGGAACAATTAAAAAAACAGAAATGATAACTATTAAGGATATTATAAAATGGTCAAAACCACACCCACTTTCTCAATTTAAAGGTGGTGGAGGAAGAGTTAGTCGTTTTGGTAACAACCAAGTTGATTTTTCAATTGTAGGGGGTCAAACAGGACTTTACGGTGATTTTGTGGATACATTTGAAGTTGCTATCTTTGATAAACAATCAAATGAATTTGTTACAAAGTTTTTTTACCCTCAAGCAACTGACGATGTGGTTGGATACATGAGTAAAGAAGATGTTGAGGAACTTGTTAACTCTGTGATTAAAAGAGAAGACCTTAGTATTGAGGTATAGTTTCCAAGTTTAGAAAAACTTGGTGGTGGAAGTCTGACAATTCCTGTCGGTCCCAAAAGAGAGGCTTCGGTCTCTCTTTTTTATTGTTCATCCCACCAAATACCAAAACCACAATTTCTATACATAAAGTCATTACAATTAGTTTTTATGTATTCAACAAGTTCTTCATATTCTGCCCAATCTCCCATGTCAGTATCGTCAGATATTTGTTCCATGGTTTTGTAAGTTTCT